TATCTAATTTATTTTAATATCATTTACATTTTGTAAAAATAGGGTATAATATACAAAAGGATGTGATTTCTGTGAAAAATGTAGAGATAAGAGGTTCATATATAAGTGGATTACCTACTAATAAAAATGAATTTGATGTTTATAAAGTAACATTTGATAATGAATTTTTAAAAATAGAAAAAATATATTTATTTAAACCTAAAACACCAGAAATTTATAAAATTGATATTAGTAAAATTATAAGTGTTGAATTAGTTAATGAAACAAATATAGAAAGTAAAAATAAAAGTGTTATAGGTCGAGGAATTACAGGTGGATTATTATTTGGACCAGCTGGTTTGATTTTAGGTGGCTTATCTGGAACAGGTACAAAAAGTAAAACTGTAATTAAGGAGATACTTAATGTTTCTTATTATGGAATAAATGAAAATGATATAAAAACAATATTATTTGATGTTAGTAACACTATTCTAGGTAAAAATAAATTTATAAATGAGTTTAAAAAAGAAAATAAAACAAATGAAATTGGAGAAATAATTTTATAATATAGAAAAAAATACTAAGAGTTAGATGAAAATCTAGCTCTTTTTCTATGTCTAAAAGGACGGTGATAAAATGGCAGCAGATGGACATTTAAATTTTGATACCAAAATAGATACAGCTGATTTCGATAAAGCAGTAAAACAAATGGGAGCATCCTCTGAAAAAGGACTTAATATCATTAAAGGAGCAATAGCTGGAGTCGCAATCGCAACAGCTGCAGTTGGAACTGCTATAATTGGAGCAGGGTTTAAGTTTAATAGTGAAATGGAGCAATATCAAGCTGGGTTTGAGACATTATTAGGAAGCGCAGATAAAGCAGATAAAATGTTAGGAAATTTAAAAAATTTTGCAGCAAAAACCCCTTTTGAATTAAGTGATTTAGCTAAAGGAAGTCAAACTCTATTAGCATTTGGAATGGATGCAGATAGTATAATGCCTACTTTAAAAATGTTAGGCGATGTATCTTTAGGAAATAAAGATAAATTTAATTCTTTGACATTATCATTTGCACAAGTGCAAAGTACAGGTAGATTAATGGGACAAGACTTATTACAAATGGTAGGTCAAGGATTTAATCCGTTACAGATCATGTCTGAAAAAACAGGAAAATCCATGAGAGAATTAAAAGAAGATATGGAAAAAGGTGCAATAAGTTCAGATATGGTAACAGAAGCATTTAAAAGTGCAACATCTGAGGGTGGCAGATTTTATAATTCTATGGAAAAACAATCTAAAACAATGGAAGGCCAATGGTCTACTATTAAAGATAACTTTAGTCAATTTTCTGGAAAAATATTAAAACCAGTTACAGATTATATCTCTGGTACATTACTTCCTAAAGCAAACGAATTAATTGCAACATTTAGTGAAAAATTTGATACAATAAATTGGCAACAATTTAAAGATACATTATATTATATATCTTTAATATTAGTTCCCTTAATAGCTGGCTTTATAGCATTTAAGACAGTTATAGCAATACAAAGTATAATATCAGCAGTAACACTATCATTTGCAGCTTTAAACGCAGTATTATTAGCAAATCCAATAGTATTAATAATAACTTTAATAGTTGCTTTAGTAGCGGGAATAATGTATTTATGGGTGACAAATGAAGATTTTAGAAACTTTATAATAGGAGTATTTACAACAATAGGTAAATTCTTTTATGAATTATGGAATGGAATTATTAATTTTTTTACAGAAGATATACCTAATGCAATAGGTAGTGTTATAAACTTTTTCAAAAAGTTACCTGAATACATCGGTTTTATGGTAGGATTTATATTAGGTTTATTTGTAATGTTTTTTTTAGGACTATGGGATTTTGCTACAGTTAAAATACCTAATTTTATTGGAAAAGTAATTCAATTTTTTATGGAATTACCAAGTAAGATATGGAATGCAATTATTAGTGCTAAAGATAGACTTATAGAATGGGTAGCTAATTTAATAAATACTTCTAAAACAGAAATACCTAAGTTTATAGATAATGTAATAAATGGATTCAAAGAATTACCTAATAAAATGTTGGATATAGGCAAGAACATTGTTACGGGAATGTGGAATGGAATTACTGGAATGGCTGGTTGGATTAAAGATAGAATAAAAGAGTTTGCAACAGGTGTAGTTAATGGAATGAAAACAGCTTTAGGCATACATTCACCTTCTAAAGTCTTTGAAAAAGAAGTTGGTAAAAATATAGCATTAGGTGTAGGTAGTGGATTTACAAAAAATCTAAAATCTGTATATTTAGATATGCAAAGTGCGATAAATACGGAAACATCTAAAATAAATGCTAACATAGATGGAAATTTAACAAGTAATATATTAAATAAAACTGTTGTTGTAGATAATTTATTAGATAAAAATATAAGTATAACTGAAGTAACTAATTTAGATGGCAGAAAAATATCTAATAACACAAATAATTATAGTTTAAGAAGAAAGGTGGCTTTCGGAATATGACACATTTATTAAAAATAACTAATACTATTTTAATAGGTATATTAGCAGATTCATATACTTGCATTGAAAAAATACCAATTGTTTTGGGTAGTAAAATGATGAGTGATGGTTCTGAAAGATTTAATTTTGCTACAATAGAAAAAGTAAAAATAAAAGTTAGATTCGGTAGATTAAATGATATACAAATGCAAAATTTATTAAATTTATTGAAAAGCAATTTTGTATTTCCAATGGAGTTTTGGTCGATTGATGACAAAATAAATAAGACTAGAAATTTTAGGCTTGTAGATATACCAGAGCCAGTATTGATAAATAGTGTTAATAATAAAGAACAGTACAATGAATTAGATGTTGAATTTGAAACAGTGGGGTAATACTTATGAATTATAGAGTTAGTACAACACAAAATGATTATATTTTAATAGATGGTAAACAAATATTTATAACAAATGTTGAATTATTTGATGATTGCTATAATGAGGGAAATATATTTGGAAATTGTATATCTAAAGATTTAAGTTTTGAATTATACAATGACAATACAGTAGATTTTGAAAATAAGAATTTTAAATATTTTACTGGAGTATGGAACGGAACTGTATATGAATATATAGATATGGGTACGTTTATAACTTTTGGTGTTGGAGAGAAACAGGCAAATGGATTTACTACAATTACAGCATTTGATATTATGGTTAAATTTAATAAGACATACGAAGATAGAGTAACATATCCTTGCACATTTGGAGAATTATTAGATGATGTATCGTTGCAATGCGGAGTTGAATTAGATCCAATTGTATTAATAAATAATCAATTTATAATAGAAAATAATCAGTTTGTAAACAACGAAAGTTGCAAGATTGTATTAATGAATATTGCTAGTATTAATGGATTATTTGGAATAATAGATAGTGATAAATTAAAATTAAAGTTAACTAGTGATACAGATATTGAATTGATTGCAAGCGAATATGAAGAAATAGAATTTAAAAGACCAACTTATGGAATAAATAGGTTGGTTTTAGGTATGAAAAATGTTGAAGGTGAGAACGTAGCAGTTGATGATTCAGTTGATATATTAGTAAATGGAGTTCATAACCTAATAATAAATGATAATTATTTTGCATATACACAACAAAAACGTGAGCAATTAACAAATAATTTGTTTTTACAAGTTAAAGGATTTGGATATATACCATATGACATGAAAGGGCAAGGAATACCAACACTTAAATTAGGCGATAAAATAAAAATAGATGGTAAAGATACAATAGTCTTGAGAAAACTGTGGAAATCACCATTAGGACTTGATAGTGAAATGTATGCTCCAGCAGTAATAAACGCTGTAGTGGATCTTATATATAAACCAGATCTCGAATTAAAATTAAGGCAAGCCGAAATAAAAGTTGATAAAGCATTAGGTACAATTTCTCTAGTAGTATTAGAACAATCAAGTCAAAGCAGTAAAATAACAACTGTTGAGCAAAATGTTAATGGAATAACAAGCACAGTATCCACTATAAAGAATATAGCAAATGCTAATACAAGTGAAATATCAAGTGTTAAGATCAGAACCAATACTTTAGAAGAAAACGTAGTAGGACTTACTAATACTATGAAAGAAACTGGTGGATTAAATATACTACACGATGCTCCAGGATACTTTAAAAACGATTATTGGGGTGGAACAGTAACAACATTGATTAATACTGAGATACTAGACAATACAAGGTCTGATATTGCATTTTATGTACAAAACAATACTATATCACAGTCAGTGTCTGTATTGAATGGCACATATACATTAAGTGGCTTATATAAAAAATTACTTGCATTGTCTAATATAAAAGTAACAGTGAATGATACTGATATTCCTTTAACTTTAAATCAGTGGAATCAGTTTATTTATACTTTTGAGGTAACAACTAGAAATATAATAGTTAAAGTAACTGGTGATACAGTAAATGCTGGATATGTAGCAGATTTAATGCTCAATTCTGGTGATCTACCACAAGTATTTTCACTAAATCAAAATGAGACTTACACGGACGCAGTAAAGATTGGTAAAGGATTAACAATTGAATCTACCAATACTAACACAAAATTAGAAGCAGGTGCTACTGGAATTGTGATAAGAAATAAAGTAACAGGTATAGTTAAAACAGAATTTACTGAAGATGGAATCGACACAAATTATTTAAAAGCTAAATCTTCTTTGATAGGTGGTTTATTAACACAAAATATTAATGGACAAGTCTGCTTAAATAATATAGGAGGTGTATAATTATGAGTTTATATAGTGCGTATGATAGTGCATCTCATCGATTAAGAATTGATTATAGTTATTCTAACAATGCAGCTGCTCGTACATTTACAATTTCAGCAAATGCGACAATAGAAAACTTAAATACAAATCAGTTGGATATATTTACTGCTAAAATATATATTGGCGGTTTAGCTAAAACAGTTTCGATTGGGCCAGGCGCGTGGGAAGGTAATGTATCTGTGTATATGGGTTCTTATTCGAGAACATTCAATTATGATTCTAATGGAAATGGCTCAGCTACTGTACAAGGACAATTATTATCAGGGACAGGTGGATCAGGTGGTTGGACTAATAGTACAAATGTAACAGTTCCAAATATTCCTGCAATTGTTCCTCCTGCAGCAACTGTTGCTTGGATGGATAATTTTACAGTACCAAACTATATGAATGTTGGTATTGATAACCCATCAGGTGCTACAATAGAAGCATATATTTATATTAATGGTGCACCAGTTGTTTCAGCAAATGGAATTACAGGAACGTTTACTTGGTATTTAAGTGAGGCTGACAATGTAGCAATTTTAAATGCAATAGGTCCTGATGTGAGTAGTAATGCTTTTACATTATATTTAAGAAGTTACTTAAATGGTACTGATTTAGGTACAGGAACTAAAGATGGAATTTGTTATAAACCAGCTCCAAACCAGGTTACTTTATCTAAAACTAATTTTACAATAGGTGAAAACATAATAATATGGTCAAATAGAGTTAACTATCAATCTACACATAAAATTACAGTGTGGTATAGTGCATTAAATAAAATTATAGCAAGTGATATAACAGATGCATTTACTTGGGATACTGATGCTAATCAAGATTTATATTTACAAATGCCTGCATCAAATACAGGCTGGGGTACTATAGTTCTTCAAACATACTATAGTGGTGTTTTAATAGGTCAAACCACTCAAAGATTTGATTGTGCTGTAGCAAATTCTAACCCAATATTTAGTAATTTCACATATATTGATAGCAATGCATTAACATTTGCATTAACTAATAATAATCAAAAAATAGTAAAAGGATACTCAAACGTTAAAGCTACTATTAGCACGGCAAATAAAGCTATGGCATTAAATAGTGCAACTATGAATAAATATATATTTAAAAATGGAACTAAGCCTCAAATTGATGGAACGTATTCAAGTTCTGCTAATGTTGATATTACTATCAATGGAGTAGACGCAACTACAATGGAAGTTTATGCAACTGATAGCAGAGGAAATTCAACAAAGAAAGAAATAATTGCAAGTACATTTTTAGATTATTTTCCAATAAACGTTTTAGCAGGAACAGCAACAAGAGGTACAGGAGGAATAGGAACAGCAGTAACATTAGCATTTAATGGATCATTATGGAATAAAACATTCGGAAGTATTATGAACAGCATAATATCTTGTATATATAAATATAAAAAGACTACTGACACAGTATGGACTACTGGAACTACGGTAATTACTCCAGCAATAAGTGGAGATACTTATTCTAAATCAGCATCAATAATAGGAGATTTAGGGGCTAGTGGATTTAATAGTTCTTATTCGTATAACATACAAGTAATAATAACAGATAAACTTTCTACATTCACACAAAATATAACATTACAATCTGGTAAGCCACAATTAGCAATTCCAGTAGGTAAAGGGGTAGCGTTTGGAAATTTTTATATAGATGCAGAGGGTGGAGATATACAAGTATTAGGTAAAGACATACTTAATTTAATATGGCCAATTGGTAGAGGATTTACAGATTATACTGATACTGACTATTCTAGTTATTGCGGATTTACTTGGGTTAAAACTACAATAGGCAAAATGCAAGTTGGTAAAGATGGTTCAACAGAATTTCACGATATAGGTCAAGTTGGTGGTGTAAAGACAGTTACATTAGATAGCACGATGATACCAAGTTTAGATATATATGTTGACTCTACACCAGTATTATATAACGGTACTGGAGGTAGCACTGCAATTAAGCCGACTGCGAGTTATGGTGCAAATGCAACAGGTTCAAGTAAATTCATTGCTAAAGGTGGAGGATTACCACATAACAATTTGCCACCATACGAAGTAGTTAATTTTTGGAAAAGGACAATATAACAGCATCTAAATGGTTGCTGTTTT